CCTGAACTCAACTTGGCCTATGCTGATGCGAAAGGTCTTCTCAGCCGGAATTAGGTAGTGAAATGAAGAAACTCTCGGAAACCGCAGCCAAGATCGAACTTGGTGTCTATGGTAAGAACACCTACACGGGTGACATTCGTGCTGACGAGTTTCTTCAAGAACTCAAAGGTAAGAAGGCAATCCAGAAGTATCGTGAGATGCGTGACAACAACGCGATTGTTGGGTCCGTCATGTATGCTGTGGAACAGACCCTCCGCGATGTTAAGATTGATGTGGTCCCTGCTGACGACAGCGAAGCTGCTAAACAAGAAGCAGTCTTCCTGAAATCTGTCTTGGACGACATGGATCACAGCCTTGACGATCATATCTCGGAAGCCTTGTCGTATCTGACCTATGGTTTTTCGTGGTTCGAGGTTGTCTACAAGGTCCGTGCTGGTGATGCCCGCTCACCTAAGAAAAACTCTAAGCATGAAGATGGTCGTATTGGTGTAAAGAAGATTGCTATTCGCGCACCTTGGACCGTAGAGACTTTCCAAGTTGACCAAAGTACTGGTGAAATTCTTGGCATGTACCAAGAGGCTGTTTGGGGTAAGCCCCCTAAGATGATCCCTGTCGAAAAATCCCTGTATTATCGCACAACGAGCCTCAACAATGATCCCTCTGGTCGCTCCGTTCTTCGCAACGCTTATGTTTCTTACACTTACCTCAACAAGATTCAAGGATATGAAGCTATTGCTATTGAGCGAGAACTTCATGGGGTGCCTGTTGGCCGTATGCCTGCGGAGTATCTGAGTGCAGATGCTACCACAGATCAGGCTGCACTTCGTACCCAATTTGAGCGTATCCTTCGTGACCTTAAGAACAACGAACAAGGTTATGCACTTCTTCCTTCGGACCTGTACGTAGATGCTGATGGCAAACCTACTAATCAGCGTCTCATGGACGTGGAGTTGATTACTGCAAATGGCTCTCGCTCCATCGACATTGATCCTGTTGTTAAGCGTTACCAGCATGATATTGCTCGTAGCCTTATGGCTGAGTTTCTTATGCTTGGTAGTGGCTCTGGTTCTTACGCTCTGTCAAAGACTAAGACTGACCTCTTCCTCAGAAGCCTCGAAAGCTACATCAACACGATTGTAGATGTCCTGAACAAGCAACTGGTTGAGCGTTTGTGGCAGTTGAACGGCCTTGATTGGGCTACCATGCCTAAACTTGTTGCTGGCGATGTTGCTCCCCACGATCTTCGTGAGATTGCTTCCTTCCTTCGTAACATCAATGGTGCTGGCATTGAACTGCAAGATCAGACTGAGGTTGTTACTGACCTTATGTCGATTGCTGAAATTGACTTCGATAGTGCCAAGTACGAAGCAAAACTCAACAAACCTGTGAAGGAAGCGGTAGATGGCTGATTGGGGACACCTCACTCTTAGAGATAGTTACTTTTCTATCGCTCAGGGCCAGTTTGATGGCTACTCTGTTGTCAATGTCACTGGATATAACTCAGATGTTGATGCTGGTGGTGACGAGACTGTCTGGGCGGCTGGGGGATTGTACCCTTGGTCCGTCTGGGACTCTGTGAGGGTCATCACAGTCGTCTCTGCATCTGCCTCTGACACAGGGTCTGTTGTGGTAAGTGGCCTAGACGCAAACTTCAACCCGATCACCGAAGAAATTGACTGCACAGGTACTACTCCGTCTACAGGCTCTGTGCAGTTTAAGCGTGTAAACTCCGCTGTCTATAAGAACGGTGCCTCTAACAACGCTGGCAACATTACGTTGACTGCCAACGGAAACACTGTTGGGCTTATCCAAGCTGGTATTGGTCAAACCCTTAACGGCATTTACACAGTCCCTGCTGGATACACAGCCTACATCGTCTCTGGCGATTTTAGTGTTCAGAAAGGTGAAGATTCTCAGGTTCGTTTCTTTATTCGACCATTTGGTCAAGGTTTCCGTATTGCTCACATTGGTGAAGTCTACGAAAACACTTACAGATACGACTTCTACGCACCTGTTGCAATGCCTGAAAAGACAGACCTTGATGTGCAAGCCTCTCAAGTTGAGACTAACAACACACGAGTTACCACAAACTTTTCTATGATTTTGGTGAGGAACAATGCCGTACAGTAGCAATGAAGACCTCCCGAAAGCAGTCCGTAGCAAACTCTCTGCACACCAGCAATCAGTCTTCCGTAATGTCTTCAACTCCATGATGGCCGAAGAGGGAATGTCGGAAGGCCGTGCTTTTGCGGGTGCGTGGTCACAGGCTAAACAGGCTGTCGAAAAAGTTAATATGGATACCCTTCGTCAGAAGGCCACAGAACACAACGAGAAGTATGGCGACAAGGGGCGAGTTACCGCTGAAACCCTTCGCCAAGTTTATGATCGTGGTGTCGGTGCTTATCGCACTAACCCTCAGAGTGTTCGTCCTAACGTCACTTCCCCTGAACAGTGGGCTATGGCCCGTGTGAATAACTTCCTTCGGGCTATCCGAAATGGCAAGTTTCGCTCTGGGAAGCACGACACGGACCTGTTGCCAGAAGGTCATCCAATGGCATCTAAGGCTGTAGAAAAAGCTGAGTACCAAGGTCGTAATGTCGAACTCGACAAGCCTTTCCGTCTCCCGGCTGGCTCCACCAAGAAGTTTGGTGTCTACGTCAAAGATGGTGATAAGGTTAAGAAAGTCACCTTCGGTGATCCCAACATGGAAATTCGTCGTGACGATCCTGACGCTCGTGCCAATTTCCGTTCTCGCCATTCCTGCGATACTGCCACAGACAAGACTTCTGCCCGTTACTGGTCCTGCCATATGTGGGAAAGTGGAACCTCTGTCTCGGAGTTGACCAAAGTTTCCGTTGAAGGTCAGATCGTCAAGCAACTTGATGAAGAGCGTCTCGCCTTTGGTTGGGCTTACGTCTCGACTGTCAACGGTGAAATCAGCCTAGATCACAGCGAAGAGTTTATTCGCCCTGACCAGATCGCAAAGGCTGCAACCAATTTTATGCTTTCCATGAGAACCGCCAAAGCTATGCACACTGGTGGTAAGATTGGGGAAGTTGTCCATTCCATGCCCTTGACTAACGAGATTGCCAAGGCATTGGGTATCCAGTCTGACCGCGAAGGCTGGCTAGTCGCTATCAAGGTCTACGACGACCAAGTATGGCAAGATGTTAAAAGCGGTAAACTGGCTGCGTTCTCCATTGGGGGACGTGCTTTGAAGGAGATGGTGTAATGCCCACCGAACTCGTAAACTTGGAACTTGAAGAGGTTTCCTTGGTCGATATGGGCGATGACCCACTCGCTAAGGTCGCACTGTTCAAGCGCAGCCCGGAAGGGGAACACATGGAAAACGAAGAAGTCGAAAAACTCGATTCGGTCGAAGAGACTGAAAAGGGTTACATGATGGAAGAGAAAAAAGTCGAAATCGAAATTGATGGCGAAGACGACGAAGAAGACATGATGGAAGACGACATGATGGGCGAAAAGAAGCCTGCTCGTAAGTCTTGGAAGAATGAAGCCCTTGAACTTGAAGAAGTCAACAAGATGCTTCTGGAAGAAATCGAAACTCTCAAAGGCAAAGTCGCTGATCTTGAAGTGGCCGCTGTCGAAAAGGCAAAGCCTGCCGAAGAGATGATCGAAGTTGAAGGTGAAATGATTGCCAAGTCGGCTATCCCTGCACCTATCCTGAAAAAACTAGAAGATGTGCAAAAGGCTCTCGAAGTTGAAGCACTCCGTAAACGCGCCGATGAGGTTCTCCCCAATTTCAAGGGAACTGCTGATGAGCGTGGTAAACTGTTGAAGTCGATTGGGCAAGACGAAGAACTGCTTGCACTCCTTCGTTCCGCTGACGCTGCCTTTGCGGGCATCTATGAAGAAGTCGGCAAAACTGATGCAGCTAATGATCTGAAAACTCCTACTGAAAAGCTGAATGATATGGTCAAGGCTTATCAGGAAGATAAGAAAGAGAAAGACTTCCACAAAGCGTATGCTGCTGTCATCAAAACTGCACAGGGCCGTGCGCTCGTGCTTGAAACCTATAAAAAGTAAAAGGAGCCTCTACTATGGCATTTACGGAAAATATGCAGACCCGCACCATGATTTCGGGTGCTGCACTTACTCAGTTCACCTTTGTGGTCGGTCCTGCCTCGGATGGTCAGATTGACCCCGTTGGTACTGCTGGCGCTCGTGCTTCGGGTGTTGTGTTGCAGTCCACTGCTGGCGCTGGTGAAGCTGTCACTGTTGCCTACGATGGTCGTGTGACCGTTCTCGCTGCTGGCAACATCACTCGCGGCGCTGCTGTGTCGTCGAACAACGCTGGTCGTGTTATCGCAGCCACCACTGGTCACGTTATCCTTGGCTACGCTGAGGAAGCTGGTGCTTCGGGCCAGATCATCACGGTTCAACTGTCCCGTGCTGAAACCGCAGCCTAATTTCTAGTTTAAATAAAGGATTACCAAAAATGGCTATGCTGACTCCTAGCAGCGTTCATATTGACGCACCGCTTACCAACCTGACGATTGCTTTCCTGCAAGACGCTAACGGCTTTATTGCTGACCGTGTGTTCCCGAAAGTTGGCGTGTCGAAGAAGACCGACAAGTACTACATCTACAACCGTGCTGACTTCAATCGCACTGGTCAGGTGCAGCCCCGCGCTCCGCGCACTCAGGCTCCTCGTGTGGGCATGACCCTCTCGCAGGACACCTACTCGGCGGAAGTGTTCTCGCTGGCAACCGACTTCGACTTCGAAACTCTGGCTAACGAAGATGCCGCTCTGGACATCCGCTCGGCTGGCGCTCAGATGCTGACCCACCAACTCCTGATCGACCGCGAAATCAAGTGGGCTAACACCTACTTCGCTGGTGGTGTCTGGGGTACGGACTGGGATGGCGTTGCCTCGTCTCCGTCAACTGGTCAGGTTATCCAGTGGTCGAACTACTCGACCTCGACCCCGATCCAAGACGTTACCAACATCATGCGTACCGTGCAACTCAAGTCGGGTGGCTTCAAGCCCAACGTCATGGTTGTCGGCAAAGAAGTTCGTGACATTCTGGTCAATCACCCCACGATCCTTGCCCGCCTGAATGGTGGCGCTACCGTGACGAACACCGCTCTGGTGACGGATGCCAAACTGGCTGAAATCTTCGGTGTGGAAGAGTTCATGGTCATGGAAACGGTGAAGAACACCGCTGCCGAAGGTCTGACCGAATCGAACGCTTTCATTGGTGGCAAGCTGGCTGGCTTCTACTACCGTCCGCGCTCGTCGGGCCTGATGATCCCCTCGGCTGGTTACACCTTCACTTGGGACGATCTGGAAAATGCTTCGGGCCACGGCATCACGATCAAATCGTATCGTGGTGACTATCTGGCTATCGACGGTGTTGCCGAAGTGCTGGAAGCCAACTTGGCCTACGACCACAAGGTTGTTTCGGCTGACCTCGGCGCAGTCATCGACAGCGTTATCGCCTAATTAAGAAAGGGGAGAGAGAATGATCCCGACTAATTTTCTCTCCCACTCTTTCGACCCTACCAAGAAACTGTATGTCAAGACAAGAGTGCATATTGGTGGTAGGTGGCGTGAGAGGGGAGAACACTATGACTGGAAGGGTACTGAGAGTTATCAGAATATCCTGACCCTGTTCAATCAAGACTTCTTCTACCACGAACCTTATGACGAAGAAGAAGAAAAAGAAGTCCTTGCCGATGTGTTCAACAAGAACCTTGATGGCATGACGCTTGCAGAACTCCACGCTTACATTGATAAACTCAATGAAAGGTTTCAGGAGAAAGCTAAAACTGCAAAAGAGTTTCGAGAAAAGAAATGCCCTAAAGTCCCAAAGGACGTTGAGACACAAGTTCGCAGGATTAAGTTCTGGCGTGATACTCATAGGGAACTGTTTGAATAATAAGAGGGCGACCAGATGGCTTGGAGTTATTCCGCTGCTGACTTGAATACAACCACATCGTCTGGTCGTCTAAACAGCGTCCGTCTGCTTGTTGGTGACACAGACACTTCTGACCAATTGGTTCAGAACGAAGAGATTACATTCGGCTTGTCGCAGGCCAATGACAATATCTACTATGCGGCTGCTTGGGTTTGCCGTACTATCGCTGCTAAGTTCAGCCGTATGGTTGACACCACCCTTGATGGGGCTTTGAGTGCCAAGTACTCTACCCGCGCTCAACAGTATCAGCAATTGGCTGCACAGGTTGAAGCACAGGGTAAGAAGACTTCTGGCAAGTCCCTTGGTGTTTTTGGTGGTGGCTACTCGTCATCTGCGATGCAGGTTGCTAATGAAGACCCGGATCGCGTCAAGCCAGCTTTCAGCATTACACAGTTCGATAACGTAGAGGCGGGTGACGGTTACATCCCCGATGAACCCAATGGCGTTTGACCCCTTTACTCTGCGACAGATGATTAGAGAGCATGGCATAGCCCTCACGCTTCGTAAGAGAGCCGCCAGTGCGTATGATGCCACTACAGGTACTGTGACCACCACAAACACAGATTACGCTCTACGGGGCTATTTCTACGACTATACGCCAGACATGATTGATGACAGTTCTATCCTTCGTGGTGATCGTCGCGTAGTCCTCGACAACAAACTTACCAATGGCTCTGCAACTCCTGAACCAGATGCCACAGACCAGATCATTGGCCTCGGTGATACAGTCAACATTGTCAAGGTTATGGAGATTAAGTCTGGTAGCGGAACTATGTGCTACTTGCTGCAAGTGAGGGAGTGACATGGTTCAAAGATCACTCACAGCCGTTATCAACAAGATTGAACAAGACTTGGACAGGGTAAGGACAGAGTTTCTTATCAATGTGGCAGAAGACTTGGTGAATACCTCTAAACCTTTTGTGGATACTGGTGCATACATCACATCTCACTCTATTACCACAACTCGTGGTGCAGGTCGAGGAAGAACTTCTCACGGTAAACCCACTGGTCAAGACCCTAATGCTAAAGCTACTGAGGCTCTTTCTCAGTTGATGGGTGACATTGCGGCTATTCCCAAGGATCAAACCCAAGTCTTTATGACAAACAATGCACCTCATGCAAACATTGTTGAATATAAGCATGGCTACAATGTCTACAGTTCAGTTAGAAACCGTGCTGGATTACACTTGGCTGATGCAGTCAATAAAGTGAAAGGCTCACAATGAGTATCATCAATGACATTAGAGCCTGTCTCGACACTCACCTAGCAGGGACAGTTGGCCTACCTGCTGTAGCCTACCAAAACGTCCCTTATGAACCGACCACAGGAACAACCTTCGTCAAAGTTGACATGGTTCCTACTTCTCGTCGTCCTGCTGTTCGTGGTTTGAACCCACAACAACGCTATGATGGCCTCTACAGTATCCTGATTTGTACACCAGAGAATTTGGGGCCGGGTGCTGGTTATGACATTGCTGACTTGTTGCTTGACCGTTTCAATGCAACAACAGACATTTCTCTCAGCGGCCTTACAATTTCTATTGATTACTCAGAAGTCAGGACAAGTTTCCT